CACATTCCTTTACATACCGACAGCTTGGGTCGCTTTGGAGTTAACATTCATGGTCACTTACATGCAAACCGTGTAAAGAAGGTGCGTGGGTTTAACGCCAAGACTGGTGAAATCTTGTACAGCGACGAACCTGATGTGCGCTATCATTGTGTGTGCGTTGAGCAAACACCCGACTTTGCACCTATCTTGTTTGAAGATGTTGTCAAACGTATTGAAGCAGAAGGTGGCAATATAGGTTTTAGGAACGGAAACGGTCCTACAATGTAAGAGTCCTGGACACGCGGACTTTAAAACGAGGTGGGGGCAAGTGGAATCCTTGCCACTTATTCGGCCCTTAACTCAATTGGATAGAGTGCAAGTCTTCGAAACTTGAAGTTGGGGGTTCAAATCCCTCAGGGCCGGCCATAAATAATACGCTATGCGTAAAGATGATGTTATGAAATTGATCGAAGCCATGCTAAAGCCGGGCTTGGACAAATATACGGACCCACGTTTACGTAGTAGGTACATACAAGGTTATTTGACTTCTATGTTAGCTGATCTTGCAACTCATGATTCTGACATACTAAGAAAACTTGTTTACAAATACGAAGATCAGCGTAGACAAGATTAGTTATTTCTTTAACCAACGGGGGTTGGCCAGAGTCCAGTCAACCATTTCTTTGATTCGTTCACTAAGTTTAATCTTGGGTTCCCAACCGAGACTTTTTAAATATTCGCCACTCATGGCATAACGCAAATCGTGTCCTGGGCGTTGGCTATGAAAGTCTACCATTTTATGATTTAATGGTCGGCCCACAGCCGTGGCAATTATCTGTGCTAGGGATAGGTTATCAACTTCTTCTGGTCCTACTAGATTGAATTTGGGGCACTTGGCACCACCATAGTCACGCTCTAGGCCGTGTGTGTTTAAATTAAGTACAAACATCAACCCTTCGGCAACATCTGCCGCATGAATCCAGTGACGTGAACCGGCTTCAGTCTTTTCGGGATTAGCATGAATTTCAATTAGTTCGCCATCGCGTACTTTTTGTATACACAGCGGAATAAACTTTTCTGGATGCTGACGCTGACCAAACACATTCATGGTGTGGGTAATAACAATAGGCAGACCGTAGGTGTTTTCAAATGCAATACACATTTCTTCTCCTGCGGCCTTGCTGGCGCTGTAAGGATTGGTAGCATTGTATCGATCACGTTCTTTATAGCTCACACCCTTGGGTGCTGGGCCAAACACTTCGTCAGTTGAGAAGTAAACAAGACGCTCTAAATTAGCCAATGTGCGAGCATACTGTAGCAAGTTAACAGTACCAACAACGTTATCCATTACAAATTCCATTGGGTACTCAATGCTACGGTCCACGTGACTGCCAGCGGCCAAATGTAATACGTAGTTTACATCTCCAATGGCATCACATACTTGTGGGTTTATTTCAGCTTTTAGGTCGTGATAAACAATACGTACACGAGCTTGGTCTTTGGAACTAAACTGTTGCATAATATCTGCCAGTCTGTTTAAGTTGCCCGAAAAGTCCAACCGGTCCAAACTAACGATCTTCCAGTCGGTTGTTTTAATAATGTGTGCAATTAAGTGGTGGGCAATGAACCCGGCCCCGCCGGTAATCAAAACTGTCTTTGACATGATATCTCCATTAAATAGTTGATTGTTTGATATTTATATGCTACAATGTAGGTAATAATAATTAAGGATGTGAGCAAAAGAATGGACTAGCTATCCGTCTCCTAACTGTCGAGGAAGTTTATCCCCTGCACTGTGCTACCTTGATCGGTGTACCTAATAGGCTGTTAGGATGAAGCAAGCTGACAGGGCAAGGACGAACATCGTTGAACCTTGCGTAAAGCACATGACAGTATCCTTTATTATTATGGTTAACTTAAGGTAAATACTAATGACATGGTTATTACAACCACAGACTAAAAACTCTCTTTGGTCCTGGCGAGCAGGAATGTTCACAGATGAGCAATTGGATCAAATTATAGAGCTGGGCAAAAGTCTAACAGTAGAGTCAGGGCGAGCAATCGGCAATGATTCTATTAGAGAAAGCAATATTGCCTGGTTACAGTCAAATAACGACACAGCATGGATTTACCAAACACTGTCGTGGAACGTACAAACAATAAACAACGACAAGTTTGGTTTTGATCTAACTCATATAGAGCCATTACAATTTACAGTCTATGACAGCCAAGTGCAAGGGTTTTATGGACAGCACATTGATTTGGGTACTGATGAGGGCGGCTTCCGTAAACTATCTTTTGTACTACAGTTATCAGACCCAGTAGACTACAATGGCGGAGAACTAAAGTTGTATTATTCTAGAGACGCAACAATAATGCCTAAGGAAAGAGGCAAGCTGATGTTCTTTCCAAGTTGGGCATTACATGAAGTTACACCAGTGACCAAAGGCACACGCTACAGCCTTGTGGGATGGGTAGCAGGACCAAAATTTAAATGAAAAAAGATCTAGTAATTGTAACAGCACCGTGGTCGGATACAGAGATGCCACTCATGGCACCGGCTATATTAAAGACTATGGCCACGGCCGCAGGAGTATCCAGTACAGTATACGAACTTAATGCAGAGATTGGCAACATAGTTAGAACACATCCGCACAAAAATGATCTAATAGAATTTTTCTTCACTGGTTATATAAGACCCAATAATATTGAAACAATAATTTTTGAAATGATGGAAAATGCGGCACGTCGTATATTAGAACACAGCGATAAGATTGTTGCTATCAGTGTATTTTCTTACTCGTCGCAGGTATCTACCAAGTGGCTCTGTTATCTAATTAAAAAACTCAGCCCACATACTCGCATAGTTTTGGGTGGATCGGGTATACTGGACAATCTAACAGGACATGGTAGATACGCAGAAGATCTACTAGCACGTGGATTAATAGAACACTACATTCGTGGGGATGGAGAAAATGCGTTCTACAATTTCCTTAAAGGTAAAACCGATTACATTGGCATTGACAGCGACTTATGGCAAGAACTTTCAAATCAAGAATTAAATCAATTACCAATTCCTGACTACGACGATTACGATTGGGCATTGTACAATGCAAAAGCTCTACCAATACTGGGCAGTCGCGGATGTGTACGACAATGTACGTTCTGTGATGTACATGCACACTGGAATAAATTTACCTGGCGCACAGGAGAAAACATATTCCGCGAAATGATAGAACTCAGTGAAAAACATAAAGTTTATCATTTTAAATTTCAAGATAGTTTAATTAACGGTAACATGAAAGAGTATCGAATATTAACCAAGTTATTGGCGGATCATAACGAAACAGCTAAGAATAAGTTGACCTGGAGTAGTTTTTTTATTTTTAGAGACAAGAATAGTTTTAAAGAAGATGAGTGGGAACTAACTGCAAAAAGCGGAGCCACTACACTATTAGTTGGCGTAGAAAGTCTAAGTGATAGCGTGAGAGAGCACATGGGAAAGAAATTTACCAATGTTGATTTAGAGTTTGCATTAGACCAATGCGCTAGACTAGGAGTCGGTGTTGGTATGTTAATGATTGTTGGCTATGTGACAGAGACTGAAGAAGATGTTAAATTTGCAGAACAATGGTACAGAGAACATAAACATTATGCTGGTAATCCTATTAAATTTATCAACATGGGAGGCACATTGGGAATCTTAAAGAACACACCATTGGAAAAGAATTTTATCAAATTGAATTTAGTAAAGTCCGGCGAACACGATCACGATTGGGTTAACCCAGCAATCAACAGCACACCACAGCGTAGGGGACAATGGAATATGCACTTACGTCAGGTCATCAAAGAGTGTGGGTTTGAAGAGTGGCTAAGTGCCGGTGACAATTATTTGATTATGGAACAACTAATTAAACAGGACAGCCATGTTAGCGTTTAATCAATCTATTTTGACATTAAAGTTTGAAGCAGGTGCTGTGGATGGAAATACCATGGGCATGGAAGTTACATCAACACTAGGACATCAAGTATATCAAAGTCTTGACCAAATAGATTCAATTAGCGTTCCAGTAGAATTTCCTAGCACACTGGAAATTAAAGTTTTTGGCAAAGGACAATTTGATACTCAAATTGATTCGGCGGGTCAGGTAGTTGCAGATAAGTATATCAAAATAACAGACATACTAATTGATCAATTGAGTGTAGCTCGATATTACTGTGATCAGTGCTTGACACTGGATACCGGCACTGAAAAATTTACTACAGCCTATTGGGGATTTAATGGAACAGTTATCATCAATCTGGACCAAGAAAATGGATTTAGATGGCTAGCCAAAACACAGAATTATGTATAATGCGGGATTAGTTTAATGGTCAAACGAAACCTTGCCAAGGTTTAGTTAGGAGTTCGATTCTCCTATCCCGCTCCAAATTGGAAAACGACAATGAAACAAAAATTAATAGATGCGTACATGGAAACAGCACAAGTATTTGCTGAACTAAGTCACGCACGTCGATTACACGTTGGCGCCATTGTGGTCAAAGACGATCGTATTATCAGCATTGGCTACAACGGAATGCCAGCTGGTTGGGACAACAACTGTGAAGATACTATACAGCACAGTGATGATACTGTAACATTAAAAACCAAACCAGAAGTACTTCATGCAGAAACCAACGCCATTGCAAAACTGGCACGTAGCAGTGAATCTGGCGATGGTGCAACTATGTTTATTACTCATGCACCTTGCATGGACTGTGCAAAGATAATATACCAAAGCGGAATTAACAGCGTATATTATAAAAACCAATATAGAGATCAGTCTGGGGTAGAGTTTTTACAAAAGGCTGGTGTAGAAGTTACACATCTATCATAAATACTAGCAATCAGGAGAACCTTGAAAATGGCCTTTACATTATTAGACTTACTAGAGCATGATAACATTTATCGTGTTAAAACAGAGCTGTGCGTTATGGACAGCGAATCAACCACTGGCAGTGTCACAGTTGATGTCAACGGAACAGTAACAGAACAGACAGTTTTGGCTGTAAGAGAAGCATCATTAGATGACGTTAATACTGTTATTGCATTGGACCGCACAGGATCAAATACAGTGACAATTACCAATACAGGAACTGTTCCAGTTAAAATTCAACAGGTTACATTGAGTCAAGCAAAGCGACTAGTTCCAGACCAAACACATGTTGGTTGGTATACTAGCGAAAAAGCCGCCATTGATGCGGCTGATCCAACATTTGCTACAGGCCTAGCATCGGCATTAGAAGCGTCCGATATAGCTGAATTAAAGTCATACATTGCTGGCAATTACAAAGCATTTTTTGCGGCACATCCTGGCTTCTTCCACACCGATGCAGAATTTGTAAACTCTCGTTGGACTAGCGTTAGTGTAAACGGAACCGAATTAGTTAATGAAGATCCAGTTAACGTTGGTTTGATTATTCAATCGGGCGAAACGGTTGTTTATGACCTAGCCCAGTTCTTTGCTACTGCAACAGCCCCAGCTGGACCTAAATATCCATGGGATCCGGCATATATTGCCAGCAAAACCGTTTAATCTCTTGACATTCTAATAAAAACAGCGTATACTTAACTTTTATCTAAGGAGTATACGCATGTTTGAATCCATTGAAATTCGCCGAGTGGCCAACGGCTTTGTCTTAACAATTACCACCGAAGACGACACAAAAGAGTTTGTGTACGACACTAGCCGCAAAGCAATGCGGGCAATTAAACAATATATCGACGCAAGCCCTTCTGCAGATTAAATATCTGTATGAATTCTTTTGACGTATTTGACACGTTATTAGCTCGACGATATATTACCAGCGATCCAATTTGGGACCATATAGAAGATCAATATTCTATTCCAGGATTTGCCACAGCACGTAAGTCAGCCGATAACGGTTCTAGAAATCTTTACGAAATATACGACATATTAGTTGGCACTAGTGTGATTGATCAATCCCAGAGAAATCAACTGTTTGATCTTGAACTTCGTCTTGAAAAAGAAACATGTTTTCCTGTACAGGAAAACATTGATCGAGTGTCAGATGGTGATATGCTAATTTCTGACATGTACCTACCGGCCAGTGCAATACTGGAACTAGTTCGTAGTGTAGGTTTAACCAAACAAGTGACACTATATCAAAGCAATGGGGATAAGTCCCAGGGATCGGTTTACAAAAAATTTCGCGAAGAAAAACCCGGAATACATTTAGGCGACAACCGACGCAGTGATTACGAGCAGGCCCGGGCAAATGGAATCAATGGAGAATGGTACCTTGGTACCGGACTCAACGAATACGAAAGTCAATTCAACGATCGAGGCATGACCTATACTGCACTACTCTGTAGAGAAGTGCGTTTACGTAACAATACCATTTATCGAAATTACTTTGATGTTGCCTGCGGCATTAACTTGCCTTGGTTGTTGATCTGTGCTGAGATGTTGCACAGAAAATACAAAGATAGAAATCTTGTATTCCTGGGCAGAGATTGTCAGCTGATGTATAAAATTTATTCAGCATACTACGGCGGCTGTTATTATCTACCCTTTAGTCGTAGTGTGGCATTCAATCAGCCTGGTGATGCAGTCAATTATCTACTCACACACAGTCCCGAAAACCCATTATTTGTTGATATCTCAAGCACTGGTGGCACATGGGCAAAATTAGATTCGTACAGCAAGTTGGAAATTGTTGTTGCAATATACAGTGACCTAGCATACTATACGCCTGACCGTCCAGTTCCGCCACAGACTTTTACATATCTAACAACCAACACACAAGTTGGCCCAACTAATTTATTGTTAGAAGTTTTTAATTGCGGAGACCATGGCCACCTTAAACAAATTGAAGTCATTGATGGAAAACTAATGCAGGTTAAGTTTGGTGACCCGGAGTTACCCCAAGAATTAATCAACACTATACAGCAACCTGTAAATACTGCTATAGACTTGGCAATACATTATCGGAGTAATATTAGAGAAGAACTTGCTGGACTAACAGACGAAGAGCTGTTTGACAAGTTCAAGAGTTGTGTTAGTTATCTGTGTGGCCAACAATCATTGGCAGAACAACTGCCACAATCCTTTAGAGATAAAGAATTTGCATACCTGCATCAATTTACCAATAGATCATTATGAATAAAATAGTTAATAGCTTTGTGTATCAACGCATATTAGAAAGCAGTATGCCAAACTCAACAATCCCTGCTTGGTTGAACGAAACCTATAGCCAGTGTTATGAAGATGTTGTTATCGACAGCGTGTTACGAGCATATGGGCGCACAGCAAAACGACCTGTTGAATTAACCTACATTGAGATTGGCGGAAACCATCCTGTCTGTACCAGTGCCACATATTTGTTACAACGCAAGTACGGAGTTACTGGAGTTATTGTAGAAGCCAATCCCAAACTGATTCCATCATTGGAAAAGTACAGGCCCAGTGACAAAATTATTAATGCGGCTGTATGCGACACAGACGAAAAAGAAATTACATTCTATGTCAGTCCCGAAAATGAAGTCAGCAGTCTTGACGAACGTTTTGTTAATGCGTGGAAAGACCTAGGGGTACAGGAAAAGATCACGGTACCAACTATTCGTATCAACAACTTGTTGACCATGGTATCGGGAATTGAGTTGGTATTCTTGAGTATTGATGTTGAAGGTTACGACATGCGTTTACTTGAAGATATTGATTTTGAAAAACACCAACCTTTTATTATTCAAGTTGAGCCCAGTGAAGCATTTGCACCTGGCACAACTGATCGCATGATTGAGTTCCTTGGATTTAAGGGCTACACTCTTATCGGGGAAACTGATGTTAATTTATTATTCAAGCACAATAGATGAAAATATACGATTGCTTTCCGTTCTATAACGAACTAGACCTACTGGATCTTCGATTTGAAGAACTATACGATCATGTTGACCATTTTGTCATTGTAGAGGCAACTACTACATTTCAAAGTAAACCCAAAGAATTGTTTTTTAACAACAACAAAGATCGTTATGCAAAATATTTAGACAAGGTCATTCATGTCATTGTTGATGATGCACCAGGTGACCCCAATGCCTGGGTCAATGACATTTTCCAACGCAACAGTATTATACATGGACTGGTAGATGCTGATCCAGATGATATCTGTATCATTGGTGATGCTGACGAAATATTACGACCTGAAATCATCGATCACATGCGGGACAATCCTAAAGATGTTATGGGATTTCGTACACCCTACTTCAACTTCAAGTTGAATTATATGCTGACCAATTGTCCACGCGGCGAACAGTATTGCGTTTGGATTGTGGCCTGTCGTCGCAAGTTCTTGACTGAGCCTGACGCCTTCCGTGGCACACGTTGGAACTTGAACCGTTTGCCATTGGGCTACGAAGATGACACTATTCGCATGTACGAACATGCAGGCTGGCACTTTACCTACCTTGGCGACACAGAATTTATAAAAAACAAAATACGTAGTTTTGCTCACACAGAGTTGAACAACGATCAAGTACTAAACAATATTGATGTTGATGCAATGATGGCACGTGGTGTTGGATTCAACCCACAAGACCCACGACCGTTTACTAGTGTGGCATTAGACGACTACTTTCCGGTCACAGTATTAAACAATACAAAATATCAAGATCGAATTGTTGCAGGACAATTTAAATCAGCGAAAGACTACTTACCATGAAACAACATGCATTTATAGTCACCAGTGCAATGAACACCAAATTTGGAGTGTTCAGCCCCGAGGAAAGACTAGCACAGACAATAGACACCATCAACAGCATTACCAGCAGAGTTCCTGAAGCTTCGATTATTTTATTGGAAATGGCCGGCGAGCCGTTGACCGAAGAGCAAAAAGAAACACTGAACCCATATATTGATCTGTTGTTGGATTTCACAGAGAATCCAGTTGTCAAAAGCATTTACGAAAGTCCCAATTGGGACATAGTAAAAAATTCAACTGAACTTATGTGCTTTGGTGCGGCCCTGCGACAATTGAAGCAGGCAGAAGCACTAAATGATTTTGATCGTGTATTTAAAATATCTGGACGATATGTATTAAACGACAAGTTTGATATCAACTACTACGAGCAAGCGGCACTGAGCAACAAAATTGGCATCAAGAAGCGCATGCCTAGTCAATTTTCTTACGAGACCACACAGGTGGCAGAACAATACATGAGTAGGTTATGGAGTTTTCCTACCAATAGACTGGATACAATAATTAATGTTTACGATAACATGTTGAAGTTCATGAGCGAGCGAGTAAACGCCGGTGGGTATGTTGACATTGAGCACTGCTTGTTCAAGTTCTTACCTCAAGCAGATATTATCGAATTAGACTCAACAGGATTAAGTGGACTGCTAGGTCCCAATGGGAGACAAATCGTTGATTAAGCTAGAACAACCAATTAACATTTTAGTACATCGTCGTGGTGCATTGGGCGATGTGGTTATGACTACTCCTATTGTGCGAGCACTGTACGAAATGTACGAAGGTGATGCCGACATCTACGTCAGCACAGATGCAACAGAAGTATATAAACACAATCCTTATGTCAAGGGTGTTTACAAGCCGGGTGCTGTTCCTGACATCAAGTTTAGTAGTATTTTTGACCTAGACGATGTGTACGAAATGAATCCAAAGAACTACTTTGTTGATTCATTTGCATATCACGTGTTTGGCAATACGGAAATTAATCAAACACTAGACATATATCTGACTCCAGACGAAACAGTTGAAGTAATGACACGTACTAGAGAACTAGTCGGTGGAGATCCTTACATTGTTGTACACATGCGTGGTTGGGCCTGGCCCAACAAAAACATGGCCACACAAAGCTGGATTGATTTGGTTGAAGCAGTAATTGAACGCTGGCCCAATTTAAAAATTGTGCAAATTGGTACAGATGCGGATAACTTCCTAGACGGACACGAGAATCTGGTTAACGGTATTAACCAGTTTGGTATTAGAGAATCCAAAGCACTGATTGCTGGAGCACAGGCCTATATTGGGTCGGACTCGGCAACTTTCCATATTGCAGGGGCAACCAATACACCTATTATTGGACTGCTGACTCATTTAACTGGTGAAGGTATTATGCCAAGACGCGAAGGCGATTACAAACATAAAACTGTTACTGTATATCCTGATGTTGAGTGCATTGGGTGCTATTACGATCTGCCACGGCCGGTTAGACAAATGACTTGCCGCCACGGCGACTTCCGTTGTAATAAACTGTTTGATGTTGCCGACATTATGTCTGCTCTGGAGCAACATGTCAACGCCTAGTATTACTTTAGTCTGCGTAGAAAATCGTAACCATGCTTTGGCAAAAGAAATGGTCGCTCAAACTACCAGTCGCATGGACTTTGCAGATATAGTAATGTTCTCTAACCAAGACAATCTAATAGATGGTGCAAAACATGTTGCCATTGGCGACACAATGGACATACAAGGTTACTGTGACTTGATTCTAAAAGGTCTAGTAGATCATGTCAAAACAGACCATGTGTTAATTGTACAATGGGACAGCATGGTCTACAACTCCAAGCGGTGGACCAATGCTTATTTAAACTACGACTACATTGGTGCACCTTGGCCCTGGCAACCAACGCATAGCCGAGTTGGCAATGGCGGCTTCAGCCTGCGTAGCCGACGTTTACTTGAAGCACTACAGGATCCTGCACTGGTAGTAGATCCAACCAACTACAACAGCCGACAAGAAGACAATTTTATTTGCTTGTTACACAGCGAGTATCTGGCGCAGAAATACAATATACGCTGGCCTGATTGGTCCTTGGCAAAAGAGTTTAGTTATGAACTGGGCGATTGGGAGCCCGACGCTTGGGGATTTCATGGACCTTGGAACGTTTTTAGGCTAGCACCTAAATCAACCTGTGAGTTGTTTATTGACAACATGCCCTGGGCAGATTTAAACAGAGACAAATGTCATCACATTATTTTTGAAACAAGCCACAGAAATCCGAACCCAGAATGGACGGAACGTCTTACAAGTGGCTTACGCCAGCACAAAGACTCGGAGTTTTGCATTAATTTGTTAAAGTGGTTTGAAATAGAAAATAATCCGTTACTACCGCAGTTGATTGCTCGTTTGAGTTGACAATAAATAAAATTACCGATATACTATAGTTTTACTTAACACTAAGGATTTAATATGGCAATTTTGAATCTTGCGGGACGCCCCGTAGTTAGATTTGATGTTACTAGTGCAGAACATAGAGAATTATTTTACAAGTTCTTAAAAAACGGAACATGGAAAGATAGCCCATATCAATTTTACCTAGAGGATGGTGGTATTGATCTGATATGGCAATTACATCAATGGGTAGCCGGCTATTATCTTGGCAACGAGTTTGAGCCAGTTAAAGCGCCTAGACGTGCCAAAAAAGGTACAATGGGTACTTACCTAAAACCAAAGAAAAAATGAATGTTAACAATGCCATAGCGGCCCGATCAAGTATACGATCATTCCATTCAGTACTACCAGATTTAAACCTAATACAACAAATTCTACTAGATGCTAGTCGAGCGCCCAGCCAAGGAAATACACAACCCTGGCGTGTGCGTGTACTAACAGGTAACAGTCTTACTCAATTGACAGGCAAAATACAAGCAGACTTTGACACAGATCCTAGACTGTTCAAAAAGCCACCGCCGTACGAGTACTATCCAAAAGAAGAATTTGATCCGTGGTTTGCTCGCAGAAGTGCAGTTGCAGAACAACTATATTCTAGCTTAAATATTGGTCGTAGAGACGTTGCTGGTCGACGAGCTCAAATCAAAAGAAATCTTAATTTCTTTGATGCACCAGTGGGCATGATATTCTCAATTGATCGTCGTATGGAAAAAGGTTCATGGCTTGACTATGGCGCTTTCTTACAAAATATCATGTTACTAGCAGTTGAAAACGATTTAAGTACCTGCCCAATGGGAATTTTTATTTTGTATGAAAATCTCATTGCTGAACATTGTGCGTTTGACGAAAATGAAACTATCATGTGTGCAATGGCTCTAGGCTACCAAAAAACCTATGCACCCGAAAACCAATTTATAACACCACGAAGCACAGACTTCTATACATTCATGGACTGACAATGTTATTATTCAAATCAATTTCAATTCCATTAAATGAACAAAAAATAATTGAAGTCCTTGAAGAAGAACATCGAGGGTGGTTTGGTATGAGTGTTGACCCTGACGATCAAAAACTCAGAATACTTCGTAAACACTCAGATGGGGACTATTGGGGCAAGAGTTGGACATTGGTTGCTAAAAAATTAGAACCTTATATTGATCTAACCGGAATTGATTTTGACCCAGAGCGCAGTCTTGTTGGTCGCACTGGACCTTACGGATTTGCTGGACCACACACTGATAGAGGTCGTGCTCGTGCATTGATTATTCCATTGGGTAAAAACAAAGGACAGCTAACATTCCATCTTCCGCTATTTAAAATTCCTATGTGGCGTCATAGTTACACAGGTCCTACTGTTATCCGTAGTAACATTTTTCACAGCATGTCAAACAACTCTGACTGTCCAAGGTATGCTATCCAACTGCATATAAATCAAGCATAAGTTGACCAATAATTCCTTTTAATATATAATACTTGTATAGTAATTAAAAGGTTTGTATGGAATATCATATAGAAGCAGGGCCCAAGACCCGTCGCTACATTGAAGCCATTTTGCCTAGTATGATGAGCCAATTAGGACTTGACCGCAGTCGTCGCTTGCTGATGATCAAAGTGGACAAGGACCTTGAAGAACAAGGTAGTACTATACCATTACTGGGTATTGACACTTTTTTGGTTGTACTTAAACCCACAAAAAATATATTAAACTTAGGTATTACTTTAGCACATGAGCTAACCCATGTAGCACAATTTGCCAACGGTACATTGAAAGTGACTCCCAAAGGTAAAAAGTGGAAGGGCAAGTTCTATCCAACTGCACACCCTTACCTGGACCAGCCCTGGGAAGTGCAAGCCTTTGCTAGGCAGGAAATTGTGTTCCGCAAAGCAATTGAGCTATAATTGTTGTGCAAAAACAACAGTTTTCAATTGACCAAAAAATCCGTTTAATCTATAATACTTGTATTGTAGTTAAAAAGAACAGCAGATACGTATCAAAAAGCGTACAGTAGTGTGGTATTAAAACAACAAATAAAAGAGCAAAAAAAGGTTGCACAATAATTCAATTAATTGTACAATACTTGTATTGAAACTTAAAAAGCAGGAGCTAAACAATGTCATCAGCATTTATTCGTATCAAAACTGGCGCTTATCGTTCTACGCATATTAGTAACGAAGTGTTCCAGCTTGTTGAACAGTTCAAAAATACTGCCAAAGGCAACTACGTCACTGTCAAGAACGGTGGCAAGTTTCCGGGCTTCCCTGACGAGATCCGCGTCAAAGTTGACAGTATGACAGATTATGAATTTGTAAGTGCAACCGATTATGATGGCAATGTTGCCGACAGCGGTGTAGCAGAGTCTGCTCCTGCTCAAAGCGATGAAGAACGTATGCAAGAGATTGCTGAACGTTTTGAGATCTTGCATGAAATGACCAAGGCCGCCACCAACGGCGACATTCGTGCTATGATTGTGTCGGGTCCTCCCGGAGTTGGTAAATCGTTTGGTGTTGAGCAAGAAGTTGAAAAGGCTACATTGTTTGACCGAATTGCTGGCAAGCGACTTCGTGCAGAAGTTGTCAAAGGTAGTGCAACACCTATTGGCTTATACCAAGCCTTGTACAAGTACAGTGACCCAAATTGTGTGTTGGTGTTTGACGACTGTGACAGCATCTTGTTGGACGATGTGTGCTTGAACTTGCTGAAAGGTGCCTTGGACTCAGGCAAGAAGCGTAAGATTTCCTGGTTGTCAGAGTCAAGTGCGCTCAAACGTGAGGGTATCCCAGACAGCTTCGAATTCAAAGGCTCAGTGATCTTTATTACTAACCTTAAGTTTGACCAAATGAAGTCACAAAAATTACGTGACCACTTGGATGCCCTGCAAAGCCGTTGTCACTATCTGGACTTGACCTTGGACACTATGCGTGACAAGATCTTGCGTATCAAGCAGATTGCCAAGGCAGGTGAGTTGTTTGCTGAGTACGACTTTGACGAGTATGCACAAGACGACATCATCAACTTTATGGATACCAACAAAAACAAATTGCGTGAGATGAGCTTGCGTATGGCACTCAAGATTGCAGACTTGCGTAAGAGCTTTCCGCTTAAATGGGAAATGATGGCCAAGACAACTTGTATGAAGGCGGCCTAATATGTTGGGATGGATAGCTGTTATAGTTCTAGTACTATGCGGTCATCCATTCCTTGCCTTTTTCTTGGCATTAATGATACTGTCTTAGTGACATCAAATTAACTATGTGTAAACACTAGATATGAAAACAGAACTAGATCAATTGCTATGTGAGAAGTATCCCAAGATGATGGTAAACCGCAACAAGGACATGATGGAAACTTGTATGTGTTGGGGTTTCGAGTGTGGCGATGGCTGGTTCCAGATACTTAATCAGCTTATGGGTAATATACAGCATCACATTGATTGGAGAGAACGTCAGCGTGAAGTTGTAATTAGATTTAATAAGATTCGAGAAGCAGGACAGTCAGGCGATGCTGAACTGTTTGCAGACCTGATGGCAACCGAGTATGGCGATCGAGGATTGAGTGCAGACTTTGTCAAACAACGTGCCGAAGAATTTATGCGTCAACCTTTGCAGGAAGTTCCGGCACCGGTTCCGCAAGTGACATTGGATCAGGTCAAGGAAAAGTTTGGCACCCTGCGTTTTTACTACACAGGTGGTGATGACTATATCAGTGGACTTGTTAGCATGGCCGAATCTATGTCAGGAGTCACTTGTGAAACTTGCGGTAAACCCGGTAAACAAGTAGGCGGAAGTTGGGTTACTACCTTGTGTGAGGAACATGCTGAAGCCAGGGGTATTTATAAAGAAAATCAAGATTAAAGATTTTGCAGTTAATTGCCTTCAACATGAACTAGCTCCCTAGAAGGCAATTCTTTATAGCCCACTTCGGTGGGCTTTTTTTTGACCTTCAGTCAAAACTGTGCTATAATTCTTTTATGAAAACATTTGCCTACGTTGAAGATTACCTTGAAGTTGCGGCCGGATACATTTCGGTTGACGGCAAAAAGAACAACAAGTATTTTATGTACCCAGAGTCAATCTTGCAACTTGCACGTTATGATGTTCCAGTACTTAACAGTATGGGGGAAACAGTACATGATGGTAAGTCGTTAACAGACAATCAAGGCAAACTAGCAGTCAAGATGTTGCTAAAGTATCGCAAGCAATTTGCCGCACTTGGAGTAGATGTTGCACCGTTAGAAGAACCCAAATTCCGTAAACCTTTGCGTGAAATTGATCGACGTCGACTTGCTTATATTGATAAAGAATTGATAAAAATAAAGTTTCCTTTCCAGACAGATATCATTAATCAAGTTAAAGAATGGAAACGTATCAGCGATGGTACAGTTTCATTTAATAGAGATACTAAACTGTGGGAATTTGGTCTTACAGAAAGCAATATCAATTGGGTTAATGCTTTTGCACAAGCAAATCAATTTGAGTTAGATGTCAACATCACTGATATAATGAATCAAATCTTTGAATGTGAACAACAGCCTTATAAAATTGAGTTGGTAGCAACTGATACTGGCTTTACTATTACCAATGCAGATGCTAGCCTGCTTGAGTATGTTGAACGGACTATTGGATTCAGAGATGACAATTTACTACAACTTGTTGATGCTTCGGGCAGTCTTGGTTATACAGTAGATCCACGGTTGTTGGATATGATAAAAGTTGATGCAGAATTGCATCCTCTTTTGGTAAACAAAAATCACAATGTGGGTGCTGAAAACTTTGAGTTAGCGGTTAAATATATTAAAGAGAGTCAGCGTTTTCCAGCTATAGTGTATCAATCAAACCCCACGTGGATTGATACCAATATGTCTACACTACGAGAATACTTCGACGAAGATGAAATTTTTTACCAAACACGGGGAAACATTGCCGATGTTCCGGCGTATGTTAAAGTAATTGTGTCAACCAAACTGGGACAACAGATACCAGACTGTGTTCCGGTACTGGTAACTTTTTCTGCCATGATGTTTGGCGGAGAAAAAAGCAGTTGGACACAACAAGCTGAAAAATTAATCTATTGCTGTACCGACACTTTTATTAGAAAGTAATATGGATATTGTATTAGCTATTGTACCGCGTATTGTTGACGACTTTGGATATACGCCTGCAGGTCCTGCTTTGCTTAAAGGTTCATTGAGTGCGGCTGGCTACTCTAGTAAGATTATAGATTTCAATGCTGACCTAGAAAACAAGTATCAGCATGATCAGGATAGTTTAATTGCCCTGAGCAATTACTTTATGAACTACAACTTGTACAATGCCGAAACATTTGAACTGGTTGATCAGCTGATAACAGAATGGGCCTGGACAATACTTGAACACCGACCAACCTGGGTTGGTATAAGTGTGTTCAGTTACAACAGCCAACGTGCTACACGTTTGTTGGCAATACGTTTGAAGTCGATTGATCCTGGTGTGAAGATTGTAGTGGGTGGTGCTGGTATTGTAACTGACTACACCTTTAGCGAAACACTATACCAGGATCGCATTATTGATGCGTACATTCGTGGCGAAGGCGAACGCAGTCTAATTGAACTGCTAAAAGGCAACACACTATATCCGGGAATAAACGGATTGCCTTTTGTGCAGATAGATGATGTAGATAACCTAGCATACCCTGAGTACGACGACTACGAGTTATCTACTTATACCAACAAAAAAGGACTAGTGGCATTGCCTATCACTGGCAGTCGCGGCTGTGTTAGAGCCTGTACCTTTTGCGATATTGCTAGTCAGTGGCCCAAGTTTAGGTTTAGGTCTGGAAAAAGTATTGCTGACGAAATACGCCATCAAGTTGAAACACACGGAGTAACAGCATTCCGTTTTACAGACAGTCTAATTAATGGTAGCCTTAAAGCATTCAAGCAAATGGTAACAGAGCTGGCTGAGTATAGACTGGGCTTGCCCAAAGAACGTAGGTTTATTTGGGACAGCCACTTTATTCTGCGCGGCCCTCGTGAAATGAAACCCGAACTGTTTGACATCATGCGAGATAGCGGAGCCGGCACAATGTTGATTGGAGTTGAAAGCGGTAGCCAAAGTGTGCGAGACCATATGAAAAAAGGTTTCTCACAAGCAGACTTAGACTACTGTATGGAACAGTTTAGTCGTACTGGCATCAAGACACGCTTCTTGATGATTGTGGGTTATCCAACAGAAACCGAGCAGGATTTTCAAGACACTATTGATCTGTTTACCAAGTACAAACCTTATCAGGCCGATGGCACAATTGAAGAAGTCAATCTTGGACTGACACTAAACCTACTACCCCACACACCACTCAGTGATGATCTAGAAGAATACAATATTGTACAAGACAATAATCATATCAATGATTGGGTATGCACAGATAATCCAACACTGACCTATCGAGAACGCTTACGTAGACGTATCTACTTACAACAGCACATTGAACAGCTGGGTTATCGTGTGTTTGAAGCCAAAAACTACACAAAACAGTTGTTTATGGCTTGGTCAGAAGTAGCTTCCAAGCCAACACGGGTCACAACAGTAGACAACTATGTATACGACCGAGAACGCGGTGGCCTAATGATACAACACAGCATTCCTGCAATGCCACAGACTAAAAAGATTACAATATTAAAAAATGCAGATAAAAGTAAAATTACGAGCACATAAGAGTACTCGGGCTCCTGCGGTACGGTTGGCAATAAACGGCAACAGCGTGTACTATGCTGACAGCTTTGATGACGAAGTAACCGAAATAGAATTTGGGTTTACTCCAGACGAAAAAAACGTATTTGAGATTGAGCACTACAACAAAACAAATACGGATACCATTTGCGACAGTGCAGGTAATATTGTTGCTGACCGTGCTGTTGAACTGTTGTCGTTGTCCATAGATGGGTATGTTGTTCCCAAGAACATCTTGTTTAAGAAACCGTTCTACGTAAAATGGCCTAACAACTTGATTGAAGATGCCAAACGTGAAGGTCGTACACTACCTGAGTACCTAGACAACAACTTGTTCTTTGGTTTCAATGGTAGCTATCAATTTGATTTCCCTCAAGACTTTGCCCGAGAGTACTACTGGTACCATTGGCAAATGGAACGAGATGCCAACAGCAATTTACAAATGGTAGATGAGTCTACACAAACTGCATACTTTGATGCTTACGGTCTAAGGCTTGCAATCAATCAAGATTTCAGTTATACTATACATGATTTAAAATACATTATTGACAATGAAACCCTGCCGACTAATAATTAAAGACGAAGTAAACGTCAAATGCGAAGGTTTGGATTTGGCCACTAGGAAAAAACTAGTAGACAAGTTCAAATTTGAAATTCCTGGTGCTAGATATCAGCCCAGTGTTCGGCTTGGACGATGGGATGGCAAAGTCAGCTACTTCCAGCTTGGCGGTAGCAGTTATATCAACCTACTACCTGATATCCTGCCCATCATTGAAAGCGACGGATACGATATTGAATTAGAGGACATGCGGGACTACTCTATTCAATTTGAGTTTGCAGAAATCACAGAAGATACGTTTGCCAACAAAACTTGGCCCAAGGGTCATCCCAAGGCAGGCGAGCCAATCAAACTGCGCGACTATCAACCTCAGATACTTAACAACTTTTTGCAGAACAGGCAAAGTGTGCAAGAAGTGGCCACAGGCGCTGGTAAGACCATTATGACTGCGGCCTTGAGTCTTAGCGTCGAGAAGTATGGTCGATCAATAGTTATTGTACCAAACAAAAGTCTAGTTACACAAACAGAAGAAGACTATGTTAATCTGGGACTAGATGTTGGCGTATACTTTGGCGACCGTAAAGAATTTGGCAAAACACACACTATATGTACATGGCAAAGTCTGAACATACTGTTAAAAAGCACACAAGATGGATCTGCAGACTGCACCATTGGTGAGTTCATTGAGGATGTTGTCTGCGTTATTGTAGACGAAGTACACATGGCCAAAGCAGACGCACTCAAAACTCTACTAACAGGCATATTTTCTCATGTGCCAATTCGGTGGGGACTAACAGGAACTATTCCCAAAGAGGAGTATGCCGCAGTCAGTATCTTCTGTAGCCTTGGGCCAGTAGTAGGAAAACTAACTGCCAGTGAGTTACAGGAAGCAGGACATCTTGCTAATTGTCACGTTAACATTGTGCAGTTGGCCGACAGTGCAGAATACACCAACTATCAAAGTGAACTAAAGTACCTGACAGAAACAGCAGGTCGACTGGACTACATCAGTAATCTGGTCAAGAGTGTAAACGAAACTGGTAACACCCTGGTCCTGGTTGATAGGATATCAACTGGCAAACTATTAATTGAGCGCCTGGACAATGCAGTATTTGTTTCGGGTGCAACCAAAGCAAAGGACAGAAAAGATGAATACGACGAAGTGGCGACTGCTACTGGCAAGATTATTGTGGCGACTTACGGTGTGGCCGCTGTTGGTATTAATATCCCAAGGATTTTTAATCTGGTTCTTATTGAGCCCGGAAAGAGCTTTGTCAGGGTTATACAAAGTATTGGGCGAGGCATTAGAAAAGCAGAGGACAAGGACTTTGTTCAGATCTGGGACATCACTTCGACGTGCAAGTTTGCGAAGCGACACCTCACTAAGCGTAAGGCCTTCTACAAGGAAGCCAATTATCCGTTCACTGTTGAGAAAGCAGAATGGCAGTAAAAACTCTATACACATGCGGCTGTAGTTTTATGAGCATCGATACCAAGGACACTGGTATCCGTAGTTTTCTGGATTTATACGCAGAAGAAAAAGGTTTTCGGCATGTTAGTCTGGCACGTAGCGGCGCCACCAACTTTCTTATTCGACTACAAATAGAAGAAGCTATCAAACAAAATGCGGATTATATTGTGATAGGTACTACCACCAGTGACAGGATGGAAATACCTATTCCTGGTAAAACGATCACATATCCTGTAACATTAAAAGACGTTGAGTATCGCGGTTATCGCAGTCAAAGTGTCAACAACGTTGATACCGGTAATCCCAAAATTATCAGTGACAGTATTAACAATTGGACCACAGACAATTATACCTGGGTTTTTCATGACAACTTTAGACGCAAAGAAATTACTCCGCAAGTGATTGACGCAATGAAACACTATGTGGCACACCTGCATGATTTTCAATTGGATCAAATGCGCGACTACTTTGTTATTGCCGATGGATTGCGTAAACTAATTGCACTAGACAAGAAGTTTGTATTCTTGCGAGGACCAATGTTTTGTGATTGGTCTTTTGTTGGCAACAGACTTTGGACCAAACCACAACCCTGGGACTTGCCATACGGTGTTGATCCTGCTCCAGTTAATCACAGCGGCCAACAAGCACACAATGATTTCAAACAAGTATTGTTAGATATGACCACGGACTGGAATGCGTAACGTAATACTTTACTTTCCTTGGGGTGCAGGTGGCAATCTAATTAGAAACATAATTAGTTTAGATCCCACATTTGAGTTCTACGATGATAATGTTTATCAGCTGGATTTGGCTACAGCAAACGAACGTTACCAGTGGATGTTGTCATACTATCAAAAACCAACAACATCTGCAGATTGGTTACCCAGAGAATGGTCAATTCGTTTGATACACAAAAACAAGTATTACACCAATAACAAGATAGCTTACTGGAACCCCGACTTTAGGCTCATATATGACACACACGGCGAAGCAGAAGAAATTGCACACATACAAGAAAACGGATGTTGTTTGTGTTTTGATAGATACCGTATTGGCATTGGCGAAAGGCCCGAACAGATCAGTAATGAACGTCTATTAGACTATCAACAAATTATCATCGTTCCAAGAGATGTCGAGCTAATTACTGAAATATACAACAGTAAGAATCCTACACTCAAACAATTGAAGCATATTGCAGATGCTGATACAAGATATCAACAGGCAGAAGACAGGATTGTTAACCAAACAAAAAATATTATAAAATTTTATAACGAGCTAACAGCATCCGGTAAACAGGTGTTACAATACTATGCAGAGGATCTATTCCAAAGCGAAACTGTTGACGATATTGTTGCCCAACTAGGCGCCAATATATCAAAAGAATACACAAAAACTTTGCACTCACAATGGTTGCAAAGTACCATGAATGTGTATTATAATTACTACAATAGAGAAATGAAAATATGAGAATATTAACAATAGAAAACACATCATATGAGATGAATGAAATCCCAGATGAGATTGATGATTTGAGATTTTGTGTATTAGATAATTCAGATCCAAAAAATCCTGATTACTTTTTTATTCCATTGATATTTCTTGAGAGCTTCAACAGTCCTGCATTGGTATTGCGTATAGGCAATCAGACTATTAAAATGCCTGTGGATTGGTATGTGCTGATTGGCGAAAAAGATATGGGCGATTTAGAAATGGTACCACTTACATCTATCAATGATCGAGGCTTTAGTGCATTCACCTTCAATCCAATCAAATCGTTCAAGCCTGATTTTTATCCAATTGAAATTGTAGACATTTACCAGGATGTCAAGTGGTACTTTCCTAAACTTAAACCTGGACAGTTTTTGGCAGTTCCTTTGGAACACGGAGTAGAAAAACCCATGTGTGCATTTTTTGTTAACGATGTCAACCGCCAAAGCGAGGTAGTTGATTACAGCAAATGTTGGTAAGATGGATGACTGTGGCAGAAAAAAATCAAACAGGTTTCCATGTTTGGTTTGAAGAATTCTGTCGGCATGTAAAAAACATATACCCCGAATCGGCAATCTGGATTGACGTGGGCACCAGCAAGGGCGGTACAGTAGAAATACAGTCAACAACTAATGCCGATGGACAAGTTGTTGGATTTGAACCAGATCCTACAGTATTTGCAATATGTCACCAACGACACCAAGACAAAACAAACGTAACCTTGTATAACAGAGCTTGCTACAGTAGTGATAGAATTCAAAAATATTACACCAGCCAAGAAGAAGCACAGTTTGGTTATGGCTTTATTGGTATGCCGCCCGAACATGCGGCAGATGCATCGGCTGTGATTGGCAACGGCACCGTTGATGTTAAGACAATGAAACCTACACTGGTAACTCCAGCGGTACTAGATCAAGTGCTACATGATAGAAATTTGCCAGTTAGACTTATTAAAGTTGATGCAGAAAGCAGTGACTTTGACGTGCTGTTAGGTGCAGAAGATATACTGACTCATGACAGGCCAGTTGTTGTATTTGAGTTTTGCGGGTCTATTATGACAAGAGCACACGGACACACAATTAAAGACTTCTTTGACTACTTTGATAAATTAAATTATAAACTGTTTACAGCCATTGAAGGACAAGGTCGACAGTTTATTTTTGATAACTGGAACCGTCGAACTGCCCAGCTCAAGGACATTGTTGCTGTTCCAGTTGAATTGGAAGGACAGTTTTTTGCCTAAGATTTACGAAAGCCCAGATCAAGGTCAGACCGTTTACGAACGAGATTTTGGTGGTTTAGATAAAAAACTTATTCTAGACAATCGAACACAGGACGGCCGCCCGTTGATTGAACACATCAGAGAAGACAAACTCTGGGGCGAGATTCGCAGAATGGCTCGAACAGATGCAGGCTTGCAGGAATTACTGGAACGTGCTATAGTATACTACAACTTAATCAAAAAAGACCATGAGTAAAGACGAAGACAAATTCAAACACTCAAAGCGTTTACAAAAAAACGAAAACGCTGTTAACAAACAAGTTAAAATTGCCAAGCAACACCGGGTAAGCGAATATAACCCTGGCGAAGTTACGCAACCACATAGATATGAAAAACATCATGCTATGGATTGTGGCAATCCGGAATGTTATATATGCGGTAATCCACGCAAGACACACAAGGACAAGCTAACAGCACAAGAAAAGAGACTGTACCAAGATATAGATACTCCTACTGACCGTCACAGCAACGGATTACCGCACAAGGACGCAGATGACAACGGATAAATTAAGTATTGGTAACGAGATGCAGAAGTTTGACAACAAAGACCGCAAGTTCTTTGACAGTCTAACTGATGAGGAAAAGAAAAAGTTTAGCCCTTACTTGATGATACGTTGGGGCTCAACAGTCAGTGGAGACGGAGACCTACAAGCGTACTACTTGATGAGCTGTAACGAGCGTTTGAATAAAAACTTCTTTGATATCAATACTACCCAGCATAAAAAATTACAATGGTTGTTGGCAACAACAGTAAGCCCGGGAATGGGCAGTCATCGACATCAGTGGTTGGCTGGTAACAAAAAAGACACTGCCAACAACAAAGCAGAAAAGTTTTTAACAGAAATGTTTCCTAGATTAAAGTCAGACGAAATTAGACTATTGGCACAAATAAATGATAGAGACAATCTTAAACGCTTGGCAAGAGAACATGGATGGGATGACAAACGTATCAAAGAGTACTTATAAATGTCGATACTGCGACAAAGGGTTCCTTAAAGAATCCACTCTGGCAGTACATCTTTGTGAACAAAAACGCCGGTGGCAACAGGAAAAGGAAACTGGTGTACAGCTAGGTCTTAAAGCATACCTACGTTTCTTTGAAGTAACACAAGGATCGGCCAAGTTAAAAAGTTACACAGATTTTGTTGTTAGTCCGTATTACAATGCTTTTGTCAAGTTTGGTAGATATTGTCAATCAATTCGATGTGTTAACTTTGCTAACTATCTAGATTGGCTGTTAAAAAATAATAAGAAATTAGACAACTGGTGTAGCGATAAACTGTATTCAGAATGGCTACCAGAGTATTTAAAACGCGAAGCAGTACAGGATGCATTAGAGCGTGGCTTAAAAGAAATGCAGGACTATGCTGATGCTAACCCAGAACTTAAAAATGGTTTTACAGACTATTTTAGATATGGCAACAGTAATCGCGTTATTCATCATATATCAACAGGACGTATAAGTCCCTGGATAGTGTACAACTGCGATTCAGGAGTTGGTTTTCTTAGTTCTCTTACTGAAGAACAGGTTGGATTGGTGTTAACTTGGATCGACCCAGACTTTTGGCAACGTCGATTCACCGACTATATGGCAGATGCAGAGTGGGTCAAAGACATCTTACAAAAGGCTGGTATATGAAAACACTAATTGTAGGAAGTGGTGGAGCATCAACTGCAAATTACTATAAAAATTTATCAGCTGGAGAGAGTACGTTAGTTGATTCAGTTGATTGCAATTTTGTTGTTGGGCATACCAGTCCTGTGGATTTGTCCAAATTGGACCTACAACATGTTATGAACAGTGTGGATATAATTTATTGGGCACATAGTCCTATAGAAGAGTTCAATACTGCCAGCGACTATTACGAGTTCCTTGATTGGCTTAAAGATTTCAACTTACAACATAATAAAATTGCTAATCTAAATGTATATCTGGATCCGTTTAATTGGCAATACAACACCAAACTTGACACATATGATATTGTATTTTTAGGATGTAGTTTTACTGCTGGCGAAGGATTGTCGGATCCAACCACACACTACTCGTCATTGGTTGCGGACCATTTTGGACTTAATTTAGTTAATCTAGCTGAAAATGGTGCCAGCAATAGTTTGTCATTTGACAAATTCACACAACTTGACTTTTGCCCTGGGCAGGTAGTAGTATTACAGTTAACAGGATTAGAAAGACTACAGTATTGCAAGGAAGATCGACAACTTACCAAAATAATGTTTGCTATGCCAAAGTTTAAAAATTTGGCCAAGAATTTCTTAGAAGTTTATAATCGAGACTTTTTGTTTTACGAGAACCTGTGTAGGATACGTGCAATCGTAACTATTGCAAGATTAAAAAAAATTAAATTGATATTTTGGACAGTGAACCAAGTCTACACATCAGAACAACTGGCATATTTTTATAATCTTAAAGAATTTGTTCCAGAAAGTTGGGTCTCCGGGTTCCAAGTTGATTTAGCAGAAGACAACATGCATCCCGGAATTGAATCAAACAAAAACATTGCAAACACATTAATAAGATATATAGAGACTGTTTATGAAATTTAAGTCGGACATTGACATTGACTTTGCAGATAGAAATCAAGCATTAAAATTGCTACAGCATCATCCTGCAGGAATCATAAGAGATGGCAAATTAATTAAACACAATACTGGTGTTTATGTTACAGACATTCCGGTGGATCCATTTACTGGCATTGCCAGCCTAGATCATCATGCGGCAGAAGATCTTGGATATGTTAAACTGGACTTTTTGAATGTCAATGTCTACAGTTTAGTTAAAAGCCCAGCACATCTAGATCAGCTGATGTTGCAAGAGCCAAGTTGGGATCGGCTGTATGATAGAGAGTTCTGTGGGCAGTTAATTCAAGTTGGAAACCATTATGATACACTGATCAAGATGCCAGAAGCAGTTAATAGTATCCCTAGGATGGCAATGTTTTTGGCTGTGATACGTCCTGCAAAGAGACACCTAATAGGCAAAACCTGGGCAGAAGTTGCAGTAGATGTCTGGACTAGACCCGATGATGAAAGTTATAACTTTAAAAAGTCACACGCTGTGGCTTACGCACATTTGGTGGCTGTGCATATGAATTTACTCGGTGACCTTGCGAACTAGGGTAATACTTCTGCGTTTACTGCGCTTTTGTGCGATTTCTTTAAGGCTAACGTAGGGTCCAAACTTAATTTCTACGTCTTTGGTGTTTAAGGTTTTAACACAGAACCTAAACTCTCCCCAAGTATCTTTAAGAAACACGTTAATGGGTATAAGCCTATTGCTTTCCCACCACCATACTTCTCCTTGATCAAGGAAACGTAATTTCTGTTCTTCTGTTTTTAGCAGGCTGTAGTCATATATTGTGGTAATGAAATTATCCACATTTTGTACGATTCCCACATAGTCATTCCCACCGTATACCAAATAAGTCAGGTATGGGTATCGATCTAAAAGCTGTTTAATTTCTTCCACGTTGTCCGATAAATATGTTATAAAGACGAGCAAAAATGATTACTGTCAAAGCATATTTATATCCAAATTTAGCCGAGGTTCAAGTTTTTGATCCTACGATCTTCACTACAAGGAATCGCCAAGTGTACAGCAGAACTATTAAAGTCTATCAAGGCATAGACAATCCAATTCAAGTGGTAATTAAAAACCAAGACCAAAAGACTGTAGATCTCACTGGATATAGTGTGCAAGCAGACATACAAGATCCTACAAACAAAATTACAGTGGCCAGCTATGCCATTGAGTGGGCAAATCAGTCCAAGGGACAAGGTAATTTTACTATTCCGCTAGCCACATTGAGCAGTTTAGAACAACGTTTTTACAAGCTAACATTTAGACGTATTCAAGACGCAGTCGGCGGCGACGTAATTGAAAGTCCGTTGTACATCGATGACAACTACGGTGTTCCTTTGGATTTACAAGTATTACCAGCGTATTACTCCGATACAGAGGCACTACCCGGAACAGACTATAGTGTAATTGATGGTGGAACAATATAATGACAGTAGCAAACGTAAATGTACGCCAGATACTATTAAAACGTGGCACAACAGTTCGCAGTTTGGCCTACACAGGTCCTGCAGGCGAAGTAACAATTGACACAGATTTACGTACTCTGCGTATTCATGACGGCTTAACCCCGGGCGGCACGATAATTAACACCGGCGGCAGTGGCTCTACTAATCAATTAGTAAATGGCGATTATACTGTAAGTTTAGGAGTAGATGGTTACTTAAATTTACCAAACGGACTAGACGGTGCTGGAGCATTACTACAAAGTACTAGCCCAATACGCATCAATAGTAATGGTAATTTCTGGAAATTTGGCACAGATGGTAAATTAAAATTACCAGCAGGTGGCGACATTGTTGATAGCAACGGTACTAGTGTATTAGGCGGCGGTGTTAGTACCGGTAACTTTACATTTAATGCAGATACTGTCACAAATGCCAATGGAATGGTGATGGCAACTGGTAGAGGCACATTGGCCATGGGTACTAACATGGAGGTGCCGGGTGTAGCACAACACTTCCACATTGCCTTTGACGGTAGCAATAGTAGTCCATCTGCTAATGACCTGTTCCTAGGTGACGATCACAACTATGTTAAATTACCTGGATATGAACTTAACCCATATGCTCAATACGGTGTTGAAATTAGAGCACACAACAGGAATGGTGGTGCCTTCCATAACTGGCGTTTTGGCACAGACGGTACTACCATATTCCCTGACAACACAATAAATGCTGGCAATAATAGTTTAGCAATCGAAGCAGGCAATGGCATCAGTACAATTTATGCAAACGACAACGGTAGTATTGCATTACAAGGTTACAATCCCAACTTTGACCCAACAGATAATAATATTCAGCTTTACGAAGCAGTAATATCGGTAGGTGAAGCTTTTGGATTTAACGAGCTACTTGGCACTAACTATACTGGTCCTACTCTGAGTGTTGGGTCGGTTAAAGACGCCAACGGCAACAACTCTAGTGAAATGCTTGGCTTATGGACTGTTGACAAAGATGGTAATCTAATAACAGTCAAGGCCACACTTTCGGGTGACTATGGTGACAATGTTGAAGTAAGCACAGGTGACATTCGAGACCGTGAAGGCAACAGTTTGATCTATGTGCCAGCCAGCGACACAGCACCCGCACACAAGATGGATGGATTACTATGGTACAACAGCGATGAAGGTCGTATGTATATCAAGTACATGGGCGCTTGGGTTGATGCTAGTCCAACTGTAATTCCACCACCCAATTTTACACCCACATTTGAAACAGTGACATTCAGCGATGACACAGCACAGACCACAGCATGGTTGGGCACATACAGCTATAACGATCTTATAGATAAACCAGGAGATCCTACGGTAATCGATGGTGGCAATGCTTACTCGGCACTGGAACCGGTTTAAGGTAAATACAGATATGGCAATAACATTCCCACAACACCCTACAATAGGACAGGAATTTCTAGCTGATAATACTGTTACATATACTTGGACAGGATCAGCTTGGAGTTCTATGATAGCTATACATAACGGTACAGCAGAATACGCAAATTACGGAGGATCGGCCTCCTCAGTATACAACGATTTATTAGATAACACGCTAGATGGAGGCGGAGGACATTATGACAACAAGAATTAAACTACGTAGAGATACAGCCGCAAACTGGATCTCAGCAAACCCAATACTAAGCGCAGGTGAGCCTGGTTTAGAAACTGATACCCGTAAGATCAAATACGGTGATGGTGCTACAGCTTGGCGCGAATTGGCCTATGCTAACAGCAAGATTGAGGGCAGAACTCCAATCGAAGTCACGACACAAGATCCCAGCAGTTGGGTAAACGTAGTTGGTCGCCCACGTAACCAATCTTGCGTTAATGCTGTAGTTTATGATACCAAGGGCAATGTTATTGCTCTAAGCTACAACGACAACGGTACAGTTCAAAGTGGGAATGATTCCTTTTCAACTGTTACCAAGTTTGACGCAGAAGGTAATGTACTTTGGCAAACTGACATCGTAGGGTATTATCCAGAAGGCTACGGTCTAGACACTGACAGTCAGGACAACGTGTATCTGTCATTTACCAATCGGCCCGACGTTGGTCCTACTTATGTCAGCGTGGTAAAACTAAACAGCGACGGTGTTCAACAGTGGGCAGAAGCCTTTGACCACTTTTATGACTGCGCCGCATTCCTAGTAGTTGACCGCAACAACAATCCAGTTGTCAACGGTTTCAGTAGCGATCCAGGCAGTGATGGTGGATATGTTCTAAGACTAAACAAAACTACTGGTAATGTAATAACAAATGTTCGCGTCACAGACAATACCAACGGCAACGAAATTACCAATCAAGGTATGGCCATTGATGCCGACAACAATGTTATTCTTGTTGGTAGTCATTACAACGGCAATAATAGTGTCTTAATCGTACAAAAATTAGACGGTACTGACTTTAGTCCTATTTGGACCAAGAAGATTGAAACTATTGATTCTAACGATATGAATGGTGGCGGTGTTGCCTGTGATGGTGCCAATAACATTTATATCACTGGTTCATTCTACAGTTATCAAAATTGGAATAACATATACAAAGCAGTTGTACTAAAACTTGACACTGGCGGTGTTGTTCAATGGAGCCGCGATATCAAGGGTGAATGCTATCAAGGCGGAACAGCCATTGTTGTTGGTCCTAATGATGGCAACTTGTATCTAACATCTGTTTCATACCAAGCTATATATAGAGACAACACCCAGTTCCACACAAGCAAACAAGTAGTTGCCCTGGCCTGCTACGAGTCCAGCACAGGCAAAGTCTTGTGGCAAAACTATATTGGACAAGCTCAACTGAGCGAGATGAGCCCAGGCAACAACGTCAACACTGACTTTGACTACAA